GTCAACTTGTTTTTTATCAAAAGGACTTCTACCGAATACTCTCGGTGCGTAATTTTGAGCGGTATTGGACATCGAAGCTTCAAAGGTATAAATGTTACCTTCATCCGTTTTTGCACTTATTCCGAATGTCGCGAATGGGTCCTCTAGTACACTTTCATAACTTCCACTACAATCAAAGTCAACATTACCCACAGTATTTGCACTTATTGCGTATACTGGACCACCACTACTTAATGAACTTAATCCTCTGGACCTTAAGGTTAGTATATCCATACCATCCCATTCAGTATTAGCGGTAACTCCCTGATAGTTTATAATATCGAATACGGCGTATCCAGATAATGTTACAATCGTACCACCAGTACTGTCGAAAGTTGTACCAGTTGCTTGTGTTAAGTCTATAGTGCTTTCTTGTGTATCAGCACTTGCATATAATTGGTAGGAAACTCCACTGTACGTTGTGCCTGTACAACATGTGGTACTTCCCGTATATTCGAATAATCCGTACCACCATGGGTCATTTTCATAAGAAGTTAAATCAGAACAATTTGACCCTAATATATTGTTAACATCAAACGTTGCTGCTGATACGGATGTAGATGCAACATATGAGAATGCTGATAAAGCAGCTGTAGTAACACCAGTCGCAGTTTCAGTAAAGTATTGTGGTACACAACCATACTGGTATATGGTACCGTCTAATGTTACTGGTATACATGGAGATTGACCGTATGTACAACCACCAGTATCACCCGAAGATAATAGTGGATTAAATGAAGTATCACTACTAAGTGTCATAGCAGCTGATGCCCAATTTATAAATGACTGGTTAAATGAGGCAAGTGTTGTACCGTCATTTAATGTAATAGTTTGTCCAGTTGCGGACCAATTACCAAAATCAATACCTGTTAATGCTGTTGGTACTGTTGTCCAAAAAGGTGTTGTCATTGCAGCGTCACTAAACGCATCAACACCCACCGTACTACCAGAGTAATAACTATCACCAGTAAGTGGTATATAGAATGGTATAACAGTTGCACCTGCAGTGTCATCAGTACCTCCAGAGGTTACCGCGGAATAAGAATGTTCAAGACCTGATGGTTCTAGTTGTCCTATTGTTTGTACTGACCAAGAAGGTCCAGCATCATAACCACTAAGACCCAATACTCTTGTTACGAACAATTGATTGGATTGACTTAGATATGATTTTGCAATATACCCTAATTCATATTGTGGAATTTGTGAGTCCACATATAGTTGTGGTGATGTTCCACCAAATCTTGTTACATAGTCATCGTAAGATGAAATGTATATTGGTTCAAAGGCTGGCCCTTTTAAAGTTTCACCAACCAAACCTAATGTAGTAACACCAACACTTTGTGCTACAAATGTTAAATCTTTCTCTGATGTATATACACCAGGAGAAACAAATACTTTATTACCGTCTGCCATTTTGTATTATTTTTAAAATATTATTTATTTTCGTTTACTATAAATACATCAGGTAATCCGAAAAGTTATGCGGTAAAAGGCGATATTTGTGTTGTTATATGAAAATTTTCATACTTTTTTCATACTATCTATTATTTATTATAAAAACCCCCACCCAATGCGTTCACAAAGTAAAAAACCAAAAATTAAGAATTTAAAGATTAGTGTGGAATCACATGCTATACTTAAGGAGTACTGTGTAAGTAATGGGTTAAAGATGTTTGCTTTTGTAGAAAAGTTAATAGATGAAAAATGTAAACCTAAGAAAGGTATCTATATGGAATAGTTTATCTAACTAATTTTTCTTGTATTATTAATCTAGAAGAACCAACATTACTCTTAACTATAGTAATAGTCAGTGTATCCCCACCATTTATTAAAACTGGGGGGTCTAAAATAACCCCATTAATAGAGAAAGTAACACTATTAATATTATGGGTTCTCATAATAGTAATATCATTCTTGTAAACATAATATATAGTTTGTACTGTGGTGGCAGCGTCAAAATCTATGACGGTTCTTACTTTATCCGGATTTTTTTCTCCTAAATTTTTCTTTTCCCTTTTTCTATTTTGTTCGTCAAAACCATAAAGTATTAAACTTCTACTAATAGCTGGTTTAACCTCAAACTCTTCTTCGTCTAATAAAAATCCTTGTAGTTGTAGTTGGTAACTCTGTTGGTAATACCTTCTTTCTTCTGTATCTATTTGGCTTTCGTCACCTATTGAATTCATTACTATTGGTATGTAGTGTCCCTTAACAAATGTATATGCTTGACGGGATGTGAATTTCTGTAAGGCAATTTTATTAAAGGTGTTTAGTTCTCTCATTCTGTTACAAATAATTTTTACATCATATGTTATATCTACAGGTACTGGTTGTGGAATGGTGTAAACATCGTACCCCTTTCTATTACCGTCCCACGTAGGTACCTTAGCATAGTGAAATTGTTTTCTATCAGGAATTGTGTATTGTAAAGCAGGGTTACTACCGTACTGTACATCTGGATTCCTTACAACAACTATAAACGGCAACTCAACATTCTTGTCGGCGGTGGAAAATTTCCAGGTTTGGGAGAACTCTGCCCATCTTTGTAATGTAAGAATTCTATCTATTACATTTATTTTTTTACCACTTACTGTTGTTTGTAGTTGGTTTTGTACAAAATCTAACATTCCTCTATCTAAATCTGCATGTAATAATGATTTGGGTAAAAAAGTGCCATCTTCATTAATTAAATCAAATAACTCCTTTCTTCTATTAGGAACGTTTATACCATTATACCCGTCTGGGTAATGAGGCTGTATTGGTCCGGGAGCGATATTTAAATTCTTTTTTATTTTTTTAGGTAATGCCATTATATTCCTTTAAATTCATTTGGACTTACGTAAGAACAGACTATTGTTCTATAGAAAGCTTTATACCCACCTATTGTGTGTTTGTTGTCAGATGTAACTCTTCCATCATTTGTAACTACATAATATCGTATTCTATCTTCAGTTTCTGCGTACCCAATATAATCCCCATAATTAATCTCAACATCCAGTTCCTCTAAATGTTTCATATATACACCTAGAGTCATATTGCCTGGTTCCATCTGGTTAACTAGTCCAGAACCATAACTTTTATTTTGTGGCATGTCTATTTTCACATAAGCTTTAAATTCCACTGGTGGCTTATATCTAATTTCTTCTGGTCCCGATTCACCATATACGTCATCCACATCCGATGACTTTTTGTCGACCCTAAATAATACAAGGTTAAAATGTAAATCGCCGTGTAACCACTCCATGCCTATATCTTGTTCTAACTGGAAGTCTTCTAAACCGAAAAATTTAGATATTCGTGTAATAGGTATTTTTTTATTTGCCATATGAGTTTTCCTTTTATTATAAATACAATTTGTCTTTCTTTTCTCTTTTTATTATATTTGAGTATGGAAAATTTTCCTCCGGAGATTAAAGCTAAAAATTCATTAGTTAATTACAATGGGGCCAATAACTATATTATAGGTCTCAAAAATAATATGCTTAATAGTAAAACTTTAACACTTACAAGGTCTCAAACAGACTACATTAATAAAAATTATAATGAAAAACCTAAAATTGTTAGATTATGGATGGAAATAGATGATTATCTATCTAAAGAACTTATGTCTACTAAATTTCTACAAAAACCTCCTAAATCTATATGGATAGAAAAACTTTTAACTGAAACAAATAAGGCTTACCATGTTTGGGGTAAAGTCTTAGATGCTCACCCTCTTAACTCTTTTTGGGTGCCTAAAAACCAAATTATACCTAGAGAAAATCCTGACTTGGATGTTGACTTTACACTTTTTTCCCATCGTCCTCCTTTCGAGCATCAAAAAAAAGCTATAGTTAAATTAGTTTCTAATAAAAAATATATACTTGCGGATGATATGGGTCTTGGTAAAACTAGTTCTGCTATTATGGCGAGTATTAATCTTAAATTAAAAAAAGTATTAATAATATGCCCGGCGTCTTTAAAGGTTAACTGGAAAAGAGAAATAGAGAATTATAGTAAATGTGATGTTGGAATTGTGGAAGGTAAGAAATGGGAAGATGGAGAATATGTTATTATCAATTACGACATATTAAAAAATTTTCATTCTCTTCCTAAGGATTCAGATAAAAAAACTAAAATATTAGATTCTAAGTTTGATTTAGTTATAATAGATGAAGCTCATTATGTTTCCAATGGTAAAGCACAAAGAACTAAATTAGTTAACAATCTTACAACTAAAATAGATAGGTTGTGGTTATTATCTGGTACACCTATGACTTCCAGGCCTATGAATTATTATAACTTATTAAAGTTGGTGGGGTCAAGAGTTGCTAACAATTGGATTAATTATGTTAGACGTTATTGTGATGGTAAACAAATTTTTAGAGGGTATAGAAAAATTTGGTTAACTTTTGGTGCTACTAACTTAGAGGAGCTCCGAGATAAGACTAGTGACAAGGTTTTGAGGAGACTAAAAGAAGATGTGTTGGACTTACCGGATAAGATAATAACCCCTATACATATGGAGCTTAAATCCAAATCGTATGAGTCGGAGATGGGGGAGTATCTTGATTGGAAAAGGCAGAATAGACATAGTGGATTATCAATACAGTTATCCAAACTAATGAAGGTTAGACAGATAATTGCTTTAGAAAAAGTTAAGGAAACAGTACAGCTGATAGACCAATGTCTACAACAAGATAAAAAAGTCATTGTGTTTACAAACTTCACGCAGCCACTGATGAGTTTACATGAGAAATATAAAAAAGAATCCGTAATACTTAATGGTAGTATGAAAAAAGAGGACCGGCAAGAAAGTGTCGACCGATTTCAAAACGACGATAATATAAAAATTTTTATAGGTAATGTTAAAGCAGCGGGAGTAGGTATTACTCTAACCGCAGCGGAAGTTGTAATATTTAATGATTTGTCATTTGTTCCGTCTGATATGTCACAATGTGAAGACCGTGCATTTAGAATAGGTCAAGATAAAAAAGTATCCTGTATATACCCTATTTATGACAATACTATAGAAAGAACAATTTATGAAATAGTTAATAAAAAGAAATCCATTATAG